AAGACTCTTGGTAACGCTGTAACCGCTATCAGCCTGGGTGATGGTCACACTCGACCCGGAGACATTCAGCAGTCCGAGCGTGTTGACCAACTCCGCAGGATTTACCACCGCTGTGACCGACTCTGGCGCGCTCGTCTGGCTGTTCACTGCCTTGTCGAACATCTTCCAACGGTTTGTCGCACCCAGCGGATTCCACTTCGACTTGTCGGTCAACGGATTGCCGACATTGCCCGCGACCAGCGACTGATACAGTTGGTGCGCCGTCAGGTCTGTGACAATGTCGTTCAGCGTGTAGGTGGAGCCCAGTGCATACGCGGCATAAACCCTGCCCAGGAACTTCCACCAGGTGGGCGAACTCGCCGGCGCATTGCCGGTGTTCGCCCCCTGGATGGACTGGTACACATCCTGCGCCGTGCCACTCGTGACGCCTCGAATGTCGCCAGCGGCGTAGGTAGTGCCACCGGCATATTCAGAAACGACCGCCTCCGGAATGCTGCTGCTTATCAGGTTGCTAGCCGCGACGGGCACCGGGCGGATCAATCGAAAATCGGCTGATCCCATTAGCTCACCACCTTGACTGGCATAGATTCACCTCCATTGGTCAAACGTTCGATAAAGTCGGCATGCCGCTTCGACTCCCTGCGCACTTGCTCGATGGTTTTGCCCTGCTCATCGATGATTGCGTTCTGTCTCTCTGCCGTCGCATTGAGGCGATTCACTGCTGCCGCCAATGCTTCGCTGTTGCCCGAAGGGGTGGAGAGACGCGACAGCAGCGACGATGTTTGCGACGCATTGAAGATCCTTGCCGGCCCGGTTGACTCGAGCTCAGGCCCGTTCTCGCCAACGATGCGCCAGCCACCACCGAAGTCGCCGCCGCCCGCGAAACCGGGAATGCCGAGCAGCTTCTGGTGGGACTTGTACTCATCCGATCGCATGATCGCCGCCCGGATCTCATCCAGCGAAGCGCCTTTGGCCGCAGCCTGCTGGAAGAACGCCAGGCCGCCGGAATCAGGCGCCCGGCCCAGCAACGACTGGTAGGCGCTGTTGATGCCGGCAGCCGATCCGGCGTATGGATTAGCCTGCGCGTTGCTGACCGACCCTTTGAAGCTGGCGAGCGCTTGCGCGATCGTCAGGCCCGTCGTGTCGATCCCCTTCAGGATGTCGATCTGCTGCTGCTGCGCCGCCAACATGGAGTTGAGCGAATCGAGCTGCCGCTGGTCGACCGACAACGAGCTGTCGGCCAAGTCGCCCAGGGCTGCGATGTCATTCTGCGTCGAGTAGAAGTCCTTCAGGTAGTCCTGCTGTGTAGCGAACATGCTCGCTGCATCTTGCGACAGGATGCCAAGCGACTTTTGCATCGAGCTCGCATCCGGCAGTGGGCCGCCGGCCTTGGCGATCGCGAGCGCCGCCTTGACCTGAGCCTGTGCTGCGGCACGGTCAGACATCTCCGTGCCCTGCGCCTTCATGCTGGAGAGCGTCGACTTGACCGCATCCGATAGCGCTTTTTCCGCAGTGATGCGTGCGGTCAGGGCATCGGTTGTCGTCTTCGTCACGCGTTGCAGCACTGTGAAGGCGCCGTCGACACCGGACAGCAACGTGGCCGCTGCCGCCTTTACATCTTCGGTCGCCTTCGCCGACGCCTGCAGGTCCCACAAATTCTGGGTGGACTCACGGAGCGCTGGATCCATCGCCGCCAGTGCTGCAGCATGCTGCTGTTGCAGCACCGCGGCGGCGCCGGCCTTGTCGCCCGTCAGCTCGTAAATCTGAGCCTGGATGGCAAGCAGAGAGTTCGACGTTTGCAGTGCACTTGCCTCATCCTGCAAGGCGTAAATGCGCTGCTGCAGCGGACGCAGGGACTCATCCATGCCGGCCAACTCCAGGGCGCGATTTGCCGCGAGCTCGCCGAGCTTGTCGCCTTGGAGACCCATGATCTGGATTTCGAGTGCCCGGGCGTCCTTCGCTACCTGGGCGGCGTGCACTCGATCGTGTAGCTCTTTGTTTTCGTCGGCGACTTCGGCCCGTGCTTTCGCGCGCAACTCGACTGTCGACATTGTCAGCTCGTCAAGCTGGCTCAACAGGTCCTTGCGCTCGTCGGCGATCTCCTGCTCGCTCTTGCTCAGGTCGACCGTCGCCGCGTGGGTCGCCGCGAAGGCCTCCTGCAAGCCCATCAGCTGGGCCAGCTCCTTTTGGCTATTCGGATCGGACAAGTTCGCACTGAGACGAAGGACCTCATTCTTGAAGTCTTCTCGCGATTTGATCCAACCCTGCCCGAACGATGCGAGCTGCTCGTCAACATACTTGGCAACGGGCGCGAGCTGCTCAGCCTTGGAGAGGAAGTTCGACGCAAACCCGGCTGCGCTGCTTTGCAGCTTGTCGATGCCACCCATCAGGTCGATCAGCGACTCGCGCGCTGCAACAGATTCCAGCCCCCTCTTGCCAAACGCCATGCCGATCGACTGCAACGAAGCATCCACCTTGGCGTAGTCGGCAGCGATACGGGTCAGAGTTTCGAGCGGGCCTTCTCCGGCCTTAGCGAAATTATCCAACCCGGTAACGGCCGCTGCTGCCATCTGGTCGCCCACCTTGGAGAACACGGCGGATAGTTCTTTCTCGATTTCCTCGCCGGTCTTGCCCTTGAGCGAGACCATGCCGATATCAACCACGAACGAATCGAGGCGTTGCTTGAAGTCGCCTCCAGTCACGCCCAGCAGCTTAGCCTCCTCGGCCACGCTGTCCGACAGGCCCTTGAGCACAAGGGTGAACTGTGCGTTAGCGTCCGCGCCCAGCGGGGTCGTCTTTGTACTGTACTTGTCGCTACTGAACCAGCCACCTGAGGTTTTGATTTCGGCGAACTGGCTGGCCTTGGCCCCGCTCGCCAGAATGCTAGACAGAGTTGCCCTGTCCATGGTGAAGCCGGAATCCTCGACCGACTGCTTGCCTCCGAAGATCGATGTGGCGATCTTTCCTATGATCGGGATGTTCTTTGCCAGCAGGCCGACGAACGCCCCGATAGCTGCGCCAATGGGGCCAAAGTACGCGCCGATTGCCGCGCCGGCAGCGACGCCGAAGCCCGTGGTTGCGCCACCATTATTGGAGTTCAGCGGGCCCACGCCGGGGTTCTGGATGTCGGTCGTCCGCAGAATCAGGCTGGTGAAGCCGGACATGCTCGACTCGATGCTTTTCAGCGAGGACAGCATGCCCGACAGATAGTTAATCTGCGTCGAGGAATTCGCTGCCGACAGCTTGATGGAACGGGCGATGGAATCGGACTTCGCGCCCTTGTCGCCAAACACCGTGCCCGCTCCCTGAGCCTTCTGACGCTCTTCTGAGTGGCTGACACTGGCTCCCCCAACGCCCCCGATCGCCACGCCCAGTCCCGCCACGATCGCGCCCATCGCGGCCATGCGGCCGAACGCGGTGTACGGATCGCCCTGGCCCTGGGTCAGCACCGCGCTGATCGCCTTCGGCACCAGCTCGGCCATTGTCATTGCCAGCTCGGCTGCGTGGAACACCTGCGACATCGTCGTCAGCGCCTGGTAGCCGCGGCTGTGCTCGTCGAAGAAGCCAGCGGCCGCGCTGGCCATGTTGCCGTAGCCGCTGAGCTGGTCCTTCGTGCTGCGACGGTTGATTTCCGCGAGTGCTTCCAGCCCCTTTGCTCGGTCTTTATCGTCTCCCTTGAGCAGTATTTGGGCCTGAGCCCGAGCCTTCTCGTGCGCATCCTGCTCCTTACCGTACTTCTGCATCGCACTGGTCAGCTCGATCATCGAGCGCGCAGCGGTCGCCAGTGAGCCCTTCAGCGCATTGCCGAACTCCTTGGCCTTCGCCGGATCCAGGTACTTGTCGAGGTCGGCGGCAGCCTTGGCGCCAGCCTCGAGGCCGCCCCCCTTCGCCAGCTCGCCGGCGAGAGTGCGACGCCGCGTGATTTCCTCATCTAGGTCGCTCAACCGGATCTTGTAGGCAGCTTGCGCTTTCTCGTCCAAGTCCCACTTGGCCAGGCCGTCGCGCAGGAAGTCGGCGTCGCTTTGCATCTGAGCCGTCGCCAGGTCAACCTGCGCCTGCCTGGCCAGCTCGATCTGCTCCTTAGTCTTTCCGATCTCGGCGTTGTGTTCGCGCTGTTTGGCGATCTGTTGGTCAAGGCTCCCGATGCTGGCCACGCCCGCATCGTGCATTGCCTTGATCATGTCGTCGTACTGCTTCTGCGCGTCCGCCTCCTGGTTGGCACGATCAGAGCCGCCAGCCTCGCGCATCGACTCCACGAACTGCTGGTGCGCGTTGACGAGCTGGGCGTACTTGTCCTTTGCCGAGGCGACTTCTTCCGGGCTGCGGGCCTTCGCCTGCGCTGCCAGCGCCAGCGAGGTTTCCTTCGCATAGGCGACCGCCTCGGCGGCGATGTAGTCGGCGCGCGCATTCTCCCGGCCCGCGTAGAACTCGGCATCAGCGAGGCCGAACTTCGTGTGGTACAAGTCCAGCATCTTGGCGCGAGCGTCATAGATCGACTTCTCGCTGTCGAGCTCAGCCTGCGCGTTTGCGATCAGGCTGTTCAGCCGAGGCCCACCCTTGCTGTCGTCATTGACGGTGCTGAAGTTGAGGGCCGACTTGTCCTTCTCCTTCGTAGACGCATTGCCTCCCTGCCTGCGGGCGGCAATGCGTGCGGCCATCGCTTTTTCCATGGCGGCGCCGTCGAAGTTCCACAGGTCGGAATAGTTCTGGTTAGCGTCGTCGACCGTCTTCTTGCGCTCGGCCATGGCCTGGGCGACGATCACCGGGTTGTTGCGGTTGGCGATGATCGTTGCCCACATCGAAATGTCGGCCCCGACAACCTTGAAGCTACTGCTGATCGCCTTAAGAGCACGCGGAATCGTGATGATGACATCAAGGACCCGAGCCAGTCCCATCGATGCGGCGTCCGCCCAATCCGTGATCCCATCATTTTTCGCCAAGTCTTTAACGGCGGAATTGGCGAGATTCGTGTTTCTCGACGCGTCGAGCATTGCGCCAGCGAAGTCCGTCATCGTTGGCAGGAGCGCCGTCGCAATCGTCTTGAACACGGCGTTCTTCTGTGCTTCAAGCTTGGCCAGGTCGCGCTGGTACTGGCGCGCCGCGGTGGCCTGGGCGTCAGTGACCTTGGCCACGATGTCGCCCTGCTCGCCAATCAGCTTGAGCGTCGGCAGCATGTCGGCGCCCGCCTTGCTAAACAGCGCCTGGGCAATCGCGGCCTTGCCTGCGCCATCCTGATAGCCGTCCAGCTTCTTGGCGATCTCGACGAACATTTCCGCCGGATCTTTCAGGTTGCCGGCCGAGTCCTTGGCGCTGATGCCGAGGAATGCCAAGGCGCGGCCCGCTCCTTTCGTCTCGTCGTCGGCGCCGGCCATGCCCTTCGACATCTTGGCGAGCGCCGCCGCGACGCTGTCCAGGTCAGAGCCGGACTGCTTCGCCACGAAGCTCAGCTTCGACAGGTTCTCGACGCTCGACCCGGTCTTCTCCGAGACCGTTTTCAGCGTGGCCATCGATTCGATGACGCCGTTGATCTTCTTGGCGATGGCGTCGATGCTCATGCCCGCGGCAGCGCCGAGGATGAGGCCCTTGCCCAGAGAGAGCGCGCTCGCCTGGGCACGGTTCAGGTTCGACTCGAGCGAACCGACTTTGATGGTCAGGTCCTGCAGCGGGACGACCGCGTCCTGGAAGCCTTTCTTGATGGCGCCCAGCTCTGCAGCGATCTTCTCGGCGCCCGCTTTCGCTTCGCGGGCTCCCTCTGCCATGCCGGTCTTCAGAGTGGCGACGTCCGCAGCCATGTTGATCACGAGCTGGCCTACTTGCACGGCTCCGGACATGTGAAACTCCCAAAAAAAAATGAAGCCGGCGCGGGGCCAGCTGTTCGTTTATTGCTTTTCGTGCATTACTACGAGGGCAGCGCGCTCCATGACCTTCAGGCCCTGGTAGACCTCGTGGCGCAGCTTGCGCGGCACCTGCAGTCCTTCGTAGACGACCGGCAGGGCATTGAAGTCCAGGCCGGCCTGAAACGACTGCATGCCGCCGGTCCAGCGCCATTGCGTATCCATATCCCTGAACACCTCGACGATGAGCCAATTCTCCGGCCACACCTCGAACTGCATCGGGCCATCCTCGACGCCGATCCAGGCCGCGGCCTCGTCGGAGTCCAGGCCCCACAGTTCGAAGTCGTTCAGCGCAGCCTTGCCGTCATCCTTGCCGCCGCGCGCCCAGAACGCGGCGGCATCCTTCAGTTTTTTGCGCGCGCGCCGGTCGAGATTTCGGCAATGGCAGTGTTGATGCCGCGCAGCAGCGCTACACCGGAGGCGCTGCGCGCGGCGGCCAGCAGGGTTTCGCGGTTGAACTCGATCGGCACCTTCTTCTCGTCGACCACGGACTTCCAGCCGGTCATGATTTTGAGGATGTTGTCGACGGATTCTTCTTTCCAGTCCACGGCGACCGCGGTCACCTGGGCATCGTCGGCGACATCTTCGGCGTCCAGCTGCGCAGTCGCGGTGACGTCGGGGAACAGCTCCTTGCGCTCTGCGTCGTCGAGCACCCTAAAGGTGCCGTCGAAGGTGTGTTTGACGATCTTGCCGCCGTTAGCAGCCACCTCGACGGTGACCGGCCAGGTGATGGTTTTGTCCTTGGTTTGTGCAACGATAAACATGGGTACTTCCTTTCGCGTGAGTGTAAATATGCCCGTGCCTGGCGCCGCGCCCACGCGAAGAGCGACGGCGCCAGGTCGGTGCTCGGTTGCGGCTTGCGCCGGGGTTACATGAAACAGATGGTCAGCTCATCGTTACCGTTGAGCGGGTTGAAGGCCTGTTTGCAGGTCAGCATTGTGATGCCGTCCTTGTCGCCGTAGCTCGGCGTGGTCAGCTGCTGCTGCGGGGCGTCGATCTTGACCTTGTTGCCGGCCGTGGTACCGTGGGTAACCGAGAACGGGCCCAGCACCACGTTTTTCATCAGGGCCCACCAGTCCTTGGCAGTCACGGTGGTCGCCTCGAAGGTGATGGAGCCGGTCGGCTGGCGATCAGTCAGCTTCACCTCTTCGGTGCCGCCCGGCAGAGAGCGGAACACGACCGAAGCCGCCAGGTCGATGCTGAAGTCGCTGACCACACCACTCAGGTAGCCCGAGATGTTCAGGCCAGTGGTGTTCTGGCTGTTGACCGCCAGCGGCGCGGCATACTGGGTCAAGGTGACCGCCGGGATCGGCACGTCAGTCGGCGTGGTGTACAGGCCGGTGAACGCGAAGCTCCACATCGGAATGCCTTGGGCGCTGGCCTTCAGCGACACAGTGCCGCGCGCGCCCAGCATCAGGTGACGGACGTTGTCGACGTTGACGTAGAAGGCGACCGATTCGAAGTTGTCGGACACCGGGCGGTAGACCACCTGGGCCGGCAGCGTGTACGTGGTGGTCGCGCTTGCGGCGGTGCCCAGTGGAGCGGTGAACGTCGCCACCTTGGTCGCACCGACGTAGCTCGCAATCACAGCGCTCTGGCCGGCCCCGGTGCCACCGGTCAGGTTGACAGTCATGCCGACGTAAGCGCCATCGGACGCCGATGCGCCGGCGGCGAGTGTCATACTGGTCACGCTGCCTGCGGTGGCGGTACCGGTCAGCGGCGCCGCCAGCGTGGTGGCCGACAGGCCGCAGGCGCGAAACAGCTCGTCGTACGCGGGCGCGGTGCCGGCGGTGCCCGAACCAGCCACTTCGATGTCGAAGCTGACCTTGGCGTAGATCGCGGCCAGGACCTGCGGGTTGTTGCCCAGGTAGGTCTTGATGTTGTTGCGCTGGACCAGCGTCATTTCCATCGGGCTGACGTTCAGGTTGCTCATCAGGAGCGCGTCGAGCGTGGCGGTCGGCGTAGGGTCCTGTCCGTAGACCGATTCGATCTTCGCCAGCAGGGCGCGCTTACGGGTGAGAAGAGCCATGCTTATTCCTTCACGGGTTGATCAGCCGGGGCGGCCGGCGAAGAAAGGGCCGCTTTCGCGGCCCTCGTGGACTTGGTGCTTTCGGCGGGCGCCGGGTCGTCCGGCTGCGCTTCTTCGCCGGGCTGCCTGGTGCGCTCGACCAGGTTGACCTTGCCGTCTTCGCCGACGGCGTAGCTGCCGCCCTTGCCCTCGTGTTCGTGGTTCATGCCGTTCCTTCCATGGTTCGATACTTCAGGTTGTAGGTGACCTGGGTGATACCGCAGGCCGGATTCTCTTCGTCGATGCCGCGGGTGATCGGGCCAACGGTCAGGTCCATCACGACACCGCCGAGGGTGCGGTCGGCGTACAGCGCCGCGTGTACGGCTGCGCGGGTGGGCTCCGGCGCCATCTTCGGGACCTCGCCGTCGGCGCCGATCAGCACCAGCACCGTAAGGTTCCAATCCAAGACGCCGATGTTGCTCGCGGCCGGGTATTCGTCGCCGCAATCGAGCACGATGCAGGGCTTGTTCTCGAAGCCGTACAGGCCTTCGGTGTCGTCGCGTACCGTCAGGCCGGCGGCGGTGAGTGCCGTCTGCATCGCGACGATGATCTGTTCGGTTTTCGTCATAGCGGGTCTCGGTAATGAATGGTGAATGTCATGTGGTTGAAGGTGACCTTCTCGGCGGCGTCGCTGGAATCGACGTCATCCTCGTAGAAGCAGTCGTCGATCGGTACACCGGCGATGACCACCTTGCGCTTGCGGTCCAGCGCTCTCCGCACCAGGGGCGTGATCGCAACGACATCGGGGCGGCAGCGCGCCCAGGTCGAGACCTGGAACGATGCCCGCTCGAGGCCGGGGTTCTTCACCGCGCCGCGCGCGCCGCGCCCGCCCACCTTCTGGAAGGTCACGGCCGGATACCGCGGCTGGTCCGGCAGCTGGTCCGGATAGATGCGGTCGCCGACCAGCTCGACGAGCCCGGGCGACGCCTGCAGCAGCGCTAGGATTGCGGCGTGCGCGCTCACCTGGCCACCTCGGGCAGCTTGTCGGCGACGGCCTGGATCATGATGTCGATCGCTTCCTGGGCTTTCGCTTCGATGGCCGGCTTCATGAAGGGGTGGGCCGGCGTGTTATTCGTCGATGCCGCACGTGCTGCCGCCTTCTTCCGGCTACCACCCCGCAGCGCGTCGCCCAGCTTGCGGTTGATGTGGCCGCGCTCGACCCACAGGGCGTAATACGCCGAATCGGTGCCGAATTTCTTGCTCTGTGCCTTCGTGAGCACGCCGGCTGACACGCTGAACACCACCCGGGTCGGCGTTCCACGACGCTGCGTCACGCGAATCGACGACTTCAGGGCGCGGGTGATGTCGTTCGGGCCACCAGCCGTGTTGAAGTTCTCGCGCGCCTGATTGCGCACCACGGTCGCACCCTTCCGCAGGCCAGTGCGCAGCGCGCCCTTGACCAGCTTGTCGCTGACGCTGGCCAGGCGGACGCGCAACTGGTCCAAGCCCTGCACCTTCAGATCAGCCATCGAGGACCTCCTTCTTGCACATCAGGGTGAGCCAGTGTCGATCGCGCTCGAGCACCGCCTCGATGTCATAGGCGAAGCCGCCATGCACGACGCGCATACTCGGCAACACGCCCAGGCCGGCACGGCGCCGGAGCGTGATCTCCGTCTGGACCGCGTTCTTGACGCCGCCAGCGGCGACAAACTGGCGTCCGGTGATGTCGATGATGCGAGCCCAGGTCGTCCCGTCGCCGGGTAGCACGTTGGCCCAAGCCTTGGCAGGGGCGTTCAATGCACCGTGCCCGGGCGCTCGGGCCTGCAGCGTCACGCGCTTATCCAGGTCGAGGGAGCTTGTCATCCGTACACCTTCAGGCTATCAAGCAGGCGGGCCGTGAAGTTCGACCGCACCGTCTCCTTGAACTCCTTGGCGACCGGGTCCCACAGCTCAGTTAGGCGCGACAGGATGTACAGCTTGGCCGCGGCCGGTACTGTCGTGGAGTCGGGCCCGTAGCCGCCGGTAAAGTCGATCATCACCGTGTTCGCGCGCGCGAGCGTCGCCGGCCAGGCCTTGCCGACCTGCGGCATGACATAGCCCGGCTCGGTGACCTGATCGGCGAAATATTTGGCGGGATCGAGGGTGCGTTCCTGGCCGTCGACGTCGACGAACTTCACGCTCTCGACACTGAAGGTCGGGGCGCTCAGTCTGATCGAGGGTTCGAACCAGGCTAGGGTCACGCGCATGGGCCGATTGACGAACACCCGGCCTGTCGCGTGCTCAGCTTCCTCGGTTATGCCGGCGATCCAGATGGTCAGCTGCTTATCGAATGCGGTGTCGTCCTGATCGATGCGTAGCTGGTCCTTGGCTTCGGCCAGCGTCACCGCCAGCGCTGCCGGCGGCGAAATTTCGCGGATGGCCATCGGTAATTCCTCTGGGTTGCGACAGATCGGTCGAACTCGTCGCGGCCGTGCGGCGCTGTGAGTCGGTCGGCGATAAACGCCAGCAGTTCGTCGTCGGACTTGCCGACAATGTCGTTCGGGTGAATCGTCACCGAGCCGGCCGGGCCGTGAACGGTGATGAATCGAGCGCCCGGCAACGCCGCTGCGGCGCGCACGTTGGCGAGCTGGGCGGCGTTGTTGGGGCTCATGGGATTACTGCGCCTTGGGCTTGCGGCCGGGCTTGAGCGGGGGCGTCGGTGCTGCAGTGTCCTGCACGGAGGGCGCCTGCTCGGCCGAGCCCTCAGCTCCTTCTGTCGCTGGCTCACTGCCCTGTTCGCTGTTCGCCTTGCGATACTTCGCGGCGCTGCAGTCTTCCACCAGGTGCTTTGCGAATTCGAGATCCGTGCGTAGCACATCGCCCGAGTTCAGCGTGCCATACCGGTGCGTGATGACCTGACCCAGGATTTCGACTTCAACCATATTGCTCTCCGATGAATGAGGGGCAAGCGTCGTCGCCGGCCCCTACGGAATTACGCCGGCACCAGGTCGCCGTAGCGGGCCGCGGCCGGCTTCTCGACGGTCAGGGCCAGGCGACGCATCGCGCGCACGGTGACCAGGCCCAGCTGGAAGTTGTTTTCGTCGGAATCCGACAGGTCGACCACGACGCCTTCGCGGTTGTGCAGGGTTGCGGCCTGCGACAGCGAGCCGACCCAGACCTTGCCGACCAGCATCGCGTTCGATGCCACGACTGGACGCCCGAACAGCATCGGGATGCCAGGCAGCGCCGGATCGCCCAGCAGGTAACGGCCTTGCGAGTCTTTTGCCAGGCGCATGGTCCACCAGTCGGCGGTGTTCAGGATCACCACATCGGCCGGGTAGTCGGCCAGCGCGCAGTCGCCGATCATCTTGCCGATCAGGTCGAAGCGGTTGGTCGGCGACAGGTTGGCGGCGGTCAGCGACGCGGCGGTGTAACCGTGCGCGGTGAAGTTGCCAGCATTGGTCAGTCCAGACAGGTTCGGGTTGGTGCCGTTGCCGCCGATCAGCTGGGTTTCGGCGCGCAGGTTCACGCCGTAGACCATACGACGATTGATGAACGCAGCCATGGCGGCGTTGTCCATCGCCAGCTGACGAGTGATCTTGATGAAGTGACCGACGTTCTGCACCGGCATGGTGGCGTTGGCGAACGTGATGCTGGTCTGCGGCAGTTGCAGGCCTTCGGCGACTTCGGCGGCGTTGTTGGTAAAGACGTTCTCGCGCACCCAGTCGATCGCGTTCGCGCTGGTCGGGATCGACGTCAGCAGGTCCTCAATGGTGAAGGCACGGAAGGCGCCTTCGACGAGGCCGGGGCGGCGCTCGCTATACGTGTTCGCGATCGCGTTGGTGACGGTGTTCTTCACCTCCAGCGAAATGCGGTTGAACGGCTGCGCGCCAGCGCCCTGGATGCTCTTGTACGAGGTGGATTCAACGAACTGCGAGCCGAGAGACCGGTCTGCTTGCGAATCGTCGTCCTGCTTGGCGGACGACTTCTGCTCGAGCTTCAGCAGGCGGTCGGCCAAGGTGCGCTGCTCGACACCGAGGTTGTCGATTGCGGCCTTGGTGTCGGAAGTGACCTTGCCGAGGTCTTTCATCTCAGCGTCGGCCTTGTCGGACATGGCTTTCAGCTTGGCGTCGACACCGTCGAGGGCCTTCATGATCGAGCTGCCGTCGACTTCTCCCATGAAGCCCAGCAGGCCCAGGCCGGCAAGAGCCGGGGTGGCGACGATGAGTGCATGAACGTCAGTGCCGGCGGCGTGCGCGATACCGGCACACGCTACGAGCGCCAGGCACACGGCCGCGCGCAGGGACACGCCAAAAATGGAGCGGTTTTTCATATCTGGATTTCCTTTGAATGTAAAAAAAGCCGCGAATGCGGCTGGGCTTTGTGGATCTGATGCGGGTTTAGCTGCCGATTCGTTGAATGCGCGCGATAATCGCGGCCTCGACGCTCTTCGCCTCATCGTTGCTGCCTGCATCCCGCAGGGCGAACAGCGCTTTGGCGCGGGCGGTCAGCGCTTGCGCCGCCCCTTTGCTGAAATTCCCCGCATCCCGCAGGAAATACTCAAAATCCCGGATGGTTTCGATTGCCGCCATCTCGTCGGCGTACTTCACGCTGTCCAGGTCGATCCGGGCGGCGCCGTCGGCTGGGAACACGACTGGCGAGATCTCTTTCAGCACCGTCCACTTGTGGATGATGCGGCCACCCTCGTTCCCATCCTTGTAATCACCCTTGCGCAGCATGCCACCGATGCTCAGGCCATCCAGGGTCTGGTGCAGCATGGACGCGCGCACGTCGGAAGCGCGGCTGTGGCCTGGCGTGAGCTCGCCCTCGACCCACAGGCCTTTCGAATCCTCGTCTACCAGCGCGTATTTGCCGATCGGCATATCCCACTTGTGGTTGTAGAACATCTTCGGGATGCCGTTCTCCTTCAGCGTGTCCAGGTAGGCACCCTTCAGGATGGTATCCCGATACGAATCAACGCCTCCGAAGACGCTGGCATAGCCCTTGAACTGGCCGGATTCCTCGCTGAATTTGAATTCGGTCTCGCCGAATGGCAGAGTTTTCTTGATCAACATGTGTTTTCCTCGCTATTGCGCGATGTCGGCACCGGATCCGCCGCGGGCAGTAATCCGGCCAAGCATATCCAGCGGCACCAGGTTGCTTTGTGCCGTCAGCACGTCGGTGCCCGCGATGAACGGGTCACCTTCCAACTGACGGATCTCGGCGCGCGTCTTGAGGCCGTTTTGGACGTTCTTCGCGTTAATTTCCGCCCGTTTTACCGGGTCGCCACGCAACAGCGCGTCCAAACTGAATTCGGCGGTCATTGAAGCGCGCTGGCGCGCCGTCATGACGCGCTTGCGCACCGCCTGCTCGATGTTGACCACCATCGGGCGGATCGCCAGCGTATAGAAGCCGTCCTTGATTTCATAAATGCCGGTGCCCCACCCGGTTTCGCTGGGGTGGTGCACCAGCACCGGCGGCGTGTCGTACCAGCGGCACAACTCCACGACTCCGTAATTTCGCGTCTCCAGCAGTTGCTGCTGCTCAGGCGACATGCTCACCTGCTCGTACTTCATGTTCGCCTCAAGGACCCACAGGCGGTTTGTACTGCCGGAAGCCATTTCGGCGAAGCGGTCCTGCACCGCCTTGCGCTGCGCGGGGTCGAGCACCTTGTCGACCATCAGGACGCCGGTCGGCTTGCCGCCGGACGCGAAAGTCTTCGCTGCGGTGCTCTGGGCCTTCGCCGCTTCGTCTGTCGTGGCGCGCATAAATTCCAGCTTGGCGAGGCCGACCGTACCGTTCCCAAGATTCTTCAGGTGCAGGACATTGTCTTCAGCCAGTACCGCGACATCGGCGCCGATGGTGTACTTGTAGACCATCGCGCCGTCCGGCAGCACGATCGGCTCGACCTGGTCGGCAGGCATGGGCCACATCGCGACCGCCTCACCGGCGTCATCACGGTCGATCCTGGCGTACGCATTCCCGCGCAGGTCGTGGTTCATCATCATGGCGCGCCAGAACTCGAAGGGCGTCATGCGGCTGTTAGGCGAATCGTGCAGGATCGCATACAGCCGGCTGGTGCGCGCGAGCTGCTTTTCGCCGGCAATCTGCTGGTAGGCGAAGAACGGCAGGCTGGCAACGGTTGTTGCGCGGCGATCGATGCAGGCCCACACGGTGCTGATCTGCAGGGCTCCGTCGACGCTGACCGACCCCGTATCGGGGATCAGCGGCGCGCCCGGCACTGGCGTCTGGGCGCCGATCGTTTCGGCGATCGCGCCGCCGCGGCCCCACCAGGTGCGGAAGTTGTTGAGTAGGTTCATGCGCAGATGGGTGCGTTAAGAAAGTCATTGATGTCATCGACCGGCTCCGCACTCTGCATGACGCCTATTGCCATCAACAGCGCCACGATGTCGTCGATCTTTTCCGGCGCCTTCTTCTTGTCCGGCGCCGTGTTCATGTTCGGATCCGTGCGCGCGACCAGGTTGGACGCGCACCAGTTCAGGACCGGGTCGTTACCGTGCGCGAGGTTGCCCTCGGTGTACGCCAGCTCGAGCGCCTGCATCGCCGGGTGATAGCTCTTGCCGCCCTGGATGAATTCCTGCAGCGGCACGTCCGCGGCCTGCAGCTTCTGAACCAGCTGCTTCGCGTTCCAGGAGTCGTAGCCGATCATCTGGATGTTGAAACGCTCCTTGGCCGCCAGGATGCATGTCTGGATCGCGTCGTAGTCCGTGACCTCGGCGCCCGCCTCGATCAGGTGACCCGACTGCACCCATGCGTGGTACGGAACCAGGCCGCGCTCAGTGCGATCGGCCACCTGTGCCGCCGGCACGAAGCGCCAGCCGTGCGTGTAGAGCATGCCGTCGACGTTCCAGACGAGCCGGAACGACGTCAAGTCGCGTGTGCTCGCCAGGTCCAGGCCGCCCCAGCACGGGTACTGGCGCAGCCATTCCAAGTCGACCGCGCCCTTGCAGGCTTTCCACTTGACCAGGTTCACCCAGCCGCCGGCAGCGGCCGACGGCCGGTTCAGCCGCTTGATCTTGAATTCGGCGTGCCGACCCGGCATCGATTTGGCCTCGACCGCCTCCTTCCGGATCTCCTTCATCAGGAGCGGGTTCACCTCCATCAGCGGGTTGGCCTTGATCCACTTCGTTTCGTCGAAGTCGCTGTCGGCTTCGATGCCGGCGCTCTTGTCCTCGTCGTCGACCGCGAAGTAGACCGCCAGGAAGTGGTCGGCCGAGACCAGGCCCTGCAGCAGCTGCTTGGCGAAGTGGCGAATCTCGCCCCATGGCCCCGGGTTCGTGTAACCCTCGGTCGTCGTGTACAGGAACAGAGGGTTCTTGCGCGCGCCGGCCGCCGACTTCAGGACGTTCAGCAGATCGTGGGACTTGTGCGCGTGCACCTCGTCGATGCCGCAGTGCGACGGATTCAGACCGTCCTGCGTGCTGGCCTTCGCGTTGATCGGCTTGAACGACCCGCCGACCTCATACCGAGAGATCGAGTTGGCGAAGCCCTCCAGCGTGAACGCCTCGCGCAGGTCTCCGACCTTGTCGACGATCTTCTTCGCCGTGTTGAACACGATCCGCGCCTGGGAGCCGGTCGTCGCCGCGCTGATCACCTGCGGGCCGTTCGTGGGCTCGCAGCAGAAGCAGTACAGCAGGATCGCCGAGCAGAGGAACGACTTCGCGTTCTTTCGCGCCACCGCGAATAGCGCCGTGGTGAAGCGGCGCGTGCCGTCGTGGTTCCGGAACCCGAACAGGTTCACCACGAAAAAGATGTGGGACTCGTGCATCACCACGTTTTCGGTGTCCCACTCCCCTTCGACGTGCGGCAGCTTCTCGATGAAGTCGCAAGGGTCGCACGCGTGCCAGGGGTCGAACTTGAACGGTGCTTTCGAGGTCGCACTCGACACCCCGGTCGCGTGGTCGTACTTCGCGCGCTTCAGGTCGGCGAGAAAGCGCTCGCCCGCCAGCCGGAACCAGCGCCCGAAGCGCTTGCCCTTCTTGTCGGCGACCGCGGCCTTCGCGTAGTCGATCGCGATCTGGATGTAATCACGCGGCCCCTGGGCGCTTGCCGTTGCCGGCGAACTTGTTTCCTTTCTTTTCCTCGCCGCCATTTGGCTTTACCTTCCCCTGGGCCACCGGCGTCAGGCCGAAGTCGTTGATCATGCTTTGGAGGGTGCTGATCATGCTGGCGGTCGGGGTTTCGTTGGTCATCCACAGTTGGATCACGGCACCGTGCAGCGCGCACATATGCCCGAACGCGGACAGGCCGCCCTCCGTGAGTAATTTGTTTGCCATCAGGATCGGCGCCAGGCGCTTCCACTCATCGACGGCATGTTTATTCTTCAGCCACTTCGGCGGCGCCGGCACAACCGTGATGGTCGGCAGTTCTACCGCCGGCGGCGCCGCGCGACAGGGCTGATCGGTGCCCGAGATCAGCTTCAGGGCCGCTGGCTTTTTCGGTGGACCAGGCATGTGAAATCCTCAAAACCGTTTTTTCTATCCTGCACGCGCAAAAAAAAGGCTGCATAGCCGGTTTCCGACGCCCCTCCGCTGGACTTTTGACCCGCCCTTGGGGGTGGGTCAGCTGGTCAGCTCCGGGCCACGCGCTTCCACCGGGCTGTCCGGCGCCGCACCGAGTCGGCCGGCTCCTCAATGGGGAAGCCGTCGATGCCGATCGCAACCCTTGGCTTGTGCCCCAGGTCCTCGTTCGTCTTCGCGTCGTGACATTCGTGGTGCAGGATCTGCATGTTGCGGTCGTCGTTCGTGCCGCCGTTAGCCAGCGCCACCTTGTGATCCAGCTCGAAGCCAGACGGGAACGTGGTGACGCGACCGCATCGTGCGCACACGCCTTGATCGCGGAGCCAGACGCGCTCGCGCTGCCGTTGTAGTGCACGACCGCGCAGGCGCTCAACCGCCATCGGCACGGATCGGCGTTACGCGCAGCCCAGCGATCTGCAGGCGCCTCTCGGCTTCACGCATTTGATGGCGCAAGCGGCTTACCTCGTCCGCGAGCCTGAGGCATTCGCACATCAGTGCCTTGTCCATCTTGATGACGCCAGCACCGAGCAGCATGACGGCGAGGCACAGCAATGCGACGGCAAAGAACAGTAGTCCGATGATGATCATGCTTTCTCCTTCAGGTTCAGTGCGGTGCGCACCAGGTCGGGCAGCGACTGCGACGGGATGCCGCAGCCATTCGCACACAGCAGCTGGATCGCCTCCTCTGCATCGGCCAGACGCTGGGCGAACCGTGCGAGTGCTGCCGTATCCGCTCCCTTGGCCAACACGACCGGGCCGGGACCGTACACCGCGCGCACCATCTGATCACGGTAGGTTAGGTTCCGGTTGCGCAT